TACGATGCTCTTGGAGATTTGCCGGCTGCACTCAAACGCTATTATGTGGTTGCCGATGCCAGTTTTGCCGCCGAAGGCTTCAGTCCCACTTGGTGGCCTCACTTGTGGCGAGTCAAACTCAATCCGCTGGTAGACAGTCAAGAATACAAAGACATCTTGGACAATCTCAAAATTGACACCGACGGTGATGGTGTTGAAGAAACTCCAATAGGTCAGATCATCAGTACCTACGACAAGTTCTTGGATATCAACGAACAGATCCTGGTACAGGCTGAAGTAGATGTGCCCAAGTCCGGTTATGATACCAGTACCATCTACACCTTGGCTACCAATCAAGATCGCAGTCAGCCCATTGGTGATCCTATCACTGCTGACAATACCAGCACCTTGGCTGGCAATACCAGTCCTTCTGCAGATTCAGGTGTGGCCAGTCCGTTACGCAAAGTTCAAGGTTATTTGACCGGCGACGGTCAGGCGCCCAATGGGTTGACCACAGGCGCCGGAGTGGCATTTCCTGCCAATCCCAGCCAAGGCGATTATTTCTTACGTTTAGATTACTTGCCCAATCGCCTGTTCAGATACACCGGCAGCATATGGGCACGTGTGGAAGACGCTGTACGTACAAACCTAACTCCTGGAACAGATAATAAGACACAGCGTATGAGCTATGTAAATAACACTAATACCTATGTTGATGCCGCAGGCGAAACACGCAATGAGCGTGTGCCACTCAGCCGGGTCTTTACACCGAAAGCCGATAACTAATGCCAGTTCAATTTGCCTATGATGGCCAGATCCGTAGATTTGTCATGCAGTTTATACGCATGGTGTCAAACTTCCAGGTGGAGTTTGGCAAAGACAGTGACGGCAATCGCACCTTGCAAACCATACCTGTGTACTACGGAGATATCAGTCGCCAGGCTGCCATGATCCTGCGTGGCAACAGTGAAAACACTCTCAATGCTGTGCCTGCCATGGCTGCTTATATCAGTGCCTTGACCTATGATCGCGACCGCTTGCAAAATCCGTTCTTTGAAGGCACAGTGCGTATCAGAGAGCGTGTGTACAACGAAGCTGATCAACAGTTTGAGCAAACACAAGATGGTATTTACACTGTGGAACGGCTCATGCCAGCGCCATACAGATTGCAAATGAAGCTGGATATCTGGACGTCTAACACTGAACAAAAACATCAGATTATTGAACAGATGATGCCCCTGTTCAATCCTGGCCTGGAAATACAAAGCACCGATAATTATGTTGACTGGAGCAGCCTCAGTGTTGTACTATTAACTGATGTGACTTACAGCAGCCGTACTGTGCCGCAGGGCGGCGAAGAAAGCATTGACGTGGCCACACTCACATTTGAAATGCCCATATGGCTCAGCTTGCCTGCCAAGGTCAAGAAGATGGGTGTAGTGGCACAGATCATCGCCAGCATATACGATGCACAAGGTGATCTCAGCCCCGAAGTCATATTGACAGCACAGACTTTAATGAGTCAGCAGAGATTTACACCCATGAACTACGAAGTGTTATATGTTGGCAACACCTTGACCATATACAAACAAAATGCCCACGAAGGCGAAGATGGCACAGTGTACGGAACCAAACTACGCTGGGCCGATGTGGTCAACATGTATGGCAAACTGACCAATGGCATCAGCGAAGTCCGACTACAGTTTCCTTATCCCGGCGGTAGCCATGAGATCGCAGGCAGAGTTTCTTATAACCCCACAGACGATACACAGTTGATTATTGATACATATGAAGCTACCTTGCCGGCCAATACCCTGGAAGCAGTTGATGCCATTATTGATCCCAGAAATGTTGATGTGGACAACATGTTATTGAGTCCTGCCACAGGCACACGTTATCTCATACTGGGCAACATTGGCAGTGCCAATACCGAATCACCGGCAGCCTGGGCTGGTCCAGCAGGCACCAATCTCTTGGCTCGTGCCAATGACATCATTGAATGGAACGGTGCTTATTGGACAGTGAGCTTTGACAGCAGAGAACCTGCCACACAGTATGTGACCAACATAACAACCACCATCCAATATCGTTGGACCGGTGCTGAGTGGGTCAAGAGTGTAGAAGGCCTGTACGAGTCCGGAGAGTGGAGTTTGGTGCTTTAATGAGTGACCACAACGAAAGTGCTGGTGCGTTGATCTACGCCAAGCGAACCAATCGTTATCTTTTTTTATTACGTGCTAAAAGCAGATACGCTGGTACCTGGGGTATCGTGGGCGGCAAAGTTGAAGCCGCAGAATCTGTGTTCCAGGGTCTCATGCGAGAAGCACGCGAAGAAATTGGACAGAATCTTGAAAAGCACAAGTGTATTCCACTAGAGACCTTTACCGCAGATAACAAAAAATTTGTGTACTACACATTCCTTGTCACTGTAGACAATGAATTTGTACCTGTGTTAAATGATGAACATCGTGGGTATTGTTGGGTAGAGATTGATGATTATCCCAAACCCTTGCACCCTGGCCTATGGCGCAGTTTTAATTTTGATATTGTACGGAAAAAAATCAAGACCTTGGAGTCTATTTTACGTTAACCAAGGTCAGCTTCAACCACAAACTCACGTAAACTGATTTGTCTAAAATTCACACGTTTTTCTAATTCTACTGAACAAGATGTTTTCACAGTCGGGCATACACGAATGAATTCAGTTCCGCGGTAGGTATCCATGACATGGCACAGTGTCTGTATGTAGAAACTGTTTGCTGGTTCATCACTGTAGCTGTCATAACCCAACAAAAATAATTTCTTATGTCCGTCAAAGCAGGCCAGGTATGCAGCCATGGCTCCTGCGTCATAGGCAGGATTTTGTGGAATCAGATAGAATTTACCTGGATATTGCATGATATACTGGGCATTGGCATACACAATGTTGTCGCTGGGATATTCAGATTCAGCAATGGTTTTGACTTTTACAGGGTCCGTGACAACAAGAAAATCTGGTGTAAATCCTTCTTCGACGATTAAATTACATGCATAGCTTTGCAGTTTGTCTGTGGCACGAATACCACCTTTGTGATTCTCAATCAGTCGCAGGTCAAGTTGATCTCTGGTAGGACCGTTACCAATGGCTATGGCTTGTTTTGTGGTGTATGTGGAAAAAACAGAATTTTCAATGTATTCTGTTTTTGGCTCCCAAGCGTTGTCAGATAAAACTAGCTCACTGACAATACTTTCGCCGGCATAAGAACTACGATAAATTTGTTTTAATTTTTGCATTTTAAAATCTTCCCACCACCACTTCAATGGTTTCTATTGTATTTGTATTTATGGACTTTAAGGCTTTACCCACCACACAGCCAGGTAAAAACTTGGCGTTGTCTATCTTTTGTGCTATTCCTGCATTTGTGCTGGTTACTAACACATCGCCTTTGGCCACTGGTCCTTGCACCCGGCAGGGCACACGGCCTTGTAAGGCCACTGGTAATCCAGGATTTGCGGCATTCATCAAGTAGGCTGGGTTGGTGCTTATAATACCAGCCACACGCGGATCGTGATCTTGTGTGGTTACTGTGATTTCTTTTTCCCCACCAAACACAACCACGGTACCTGCTTCATACACAGCATCACTCTCATAATGTTCAGCCAAGTCGGCATATTTGGCCTGTACGCTGACTCCGTAAACGTTGTTCCACCAGGCCGTGGTTGATCCAAGATTGTAAGTTAAGTTAGCCGACGGTGCTATAGTTTGTGCCGATGTAGTGTTTATTTTTCCTACCCATGCACCTGTGAGATCCCATAAGGCCTGATTGCTGGCCTGATTCCAAGAGCTTGTACCGTTATCCGATGCATACCAGTTCATTCCTGTACTGGTTCTAGCCAGCAAAGAGTTGACGTTTGCTCCGGTTGGTGCACTGTGTACCCAGGCACCATTGTCATAATAAATGTTGTAACCTTCGTAATTTACATTGTTCCAAGTCAGCATGGACCACGTACTCTGTGAAGGTTTTTTGATAATGATTTGACTATCGTTGTCTCCGGTGGTACCGTTAACCGACAGCCCGGCGCTGCCTACTCTGGTTCCACCAATGGCCATTGATCCAACTTGATAATCAGTTGTTGTTCCCAAAGAAGTGATTCCTGAACCCGATCCATTTAGTGTTGCCCCCGAGTTACCAATGGTACCTGCCGACACTGTGCTGGCGGTGATACCGGCAGCATGATTGGTGGCGCCTGTAAATGTGCTGGTTCCTGTTACTGCCAAGGTGCTGGACACGTTGGCTGTGGTTGCTGCCACTGGACCCCAGTGATTGCCCACAACACCTGTTACTGTGAGATTACCGGTGCTGGGGTTGTGTGTGAGTGTGGTGGCGCTGAATCCTCCAGTATTGCCAGCGGTTTTATCTGCCAGGATGGGATAAAATGTGGCATTGGTTGTGGTTGCTGTCACAGATTCATACAGACTCACATTGGCCGTAGACCAGGTACCAGAAGTTGAATTAGTAGCTACAATATTACCAGAACTAAGGTTTGTAACTACAGCGGTGGTTAAACTACCATTTGTGATAACTATATTGCCAGAACTAAAGTTAGTAGCCACTGCTGTGGTAGCGACTAGACTGGTAACAGTGCCTAGACTGGTCAAGCTACTGTTGACTACTCCAGATCCTAGTGTGGTTGCTGTGAGCACACTGGTACCAGCGATTTCGTATTGTTTGCCTGTGAGTAGATTTAGATCTTCGCTGCTGGTCCAAGCATCTGTGGCATCTACCCAGTTAAAAGTTTTATCTGTGGCACCTTTGACGGTAATACCGGCCCCGTCGGCTGTGGTGTCTGTGGGTGTAGCTACATCTGCTAATACAACGTTTTTATCTTCCACAACAAGATTGGTTGTGTTGATATTGGTTGTAGTACCATTTACTGTCAAGTTGCCAGTCACAGTGGTATCACCCGACACAGATAAGGCACCACCAATATTCACAGCACCACTTATTCCGGCACCACCGGTTATGACCAAAGCACCAGTTGATGTGCTAGAACTGGCTACTCCAGAATTAGCAATAAGATTACCAAATGTACCAGTGCTTTGTCCGCCGGCACTGCCAGTTACACTAAAACTTCCACCTAGACTGTTTTGGAATGTAATGGCACCATCATTGGCACTGATAGTGGCGCCATTCAAGTTGATTGTGTTACCTGCTAGATATAAATCTTTCCAACGCTGTGTTGGACTACCTAAATTATACGTGATATTAGCAACAGGCAACACATTGCCGGTTACTGTGACATTGGCGCCCACATTGAGAGCACCGCTGATGCCTACACCACCTGTGACTACGAAAGTTCCCGACGTGGTTGTGGTACTTGCTATTCCAGCATTGGATATAACCTGGCCATTGCCTTCATTATAATATAGATAGGTGGCACCACCAAACGCATTTGTATCATTGTACTGAACTTGACCATTGTTACCACTGGCTGATCCACCCCCGCCCGACACATCTGTCCAGGTAATACCAGTTTCACCTAAAATAATAGTGCCAGTGGTTGTCATGCGGAAGGCTTTTGCAGCGTTGACTGTGCCTTCTTCGATGCTAAGTGTTGTGCCTGAGGTTAGTTTGACATTTGAATCAGCATCCAAGCTTCTAGCCCAGGTACCGTTTGATCCGGTGCCCACTACTGTGACATAGTAGATGCCATTTTGAGAGGTATTACTCTGACTTTTAACTAGAACACGATCTTTAAAATTTAAAGCAACATCGTCAACAGTGTCGGGTGCACCGCCGGTCAAAGTCACATTGGTAGTTGTGGCTACTCTGGCGCTGTTTTTTGCGTCTGAATCATAAATCTGACTGTACTTTGGTCTAGTTAAGCCCATTTGTTTTATCCGTTTACACTATTTATCAAAAAACAAAAGGGGCTCGAAAGCCCCTTGTTTGTGTGTTTGAACGGATTACAAACGTCCAACTACAATTTCGATAGTGCCTTTGGTACCGCTGAAATCTGCTAGAGCTTTGCCAATGACCTGACCAACTTGTGCGTCGTTATTGGATTTGGCATAACCAAATCCTGCTGACACCATCAAGTCACCTTTTTGTACTGCCCCGGTGACCTTACATGGAACACGTCCTTGCAGGGCCAAGGCCACTACGTTTTGACCAGTCAGGCTTCCATTCATCAAGTGAGCTGGATTGGTAGAAACTACACCAGCCACACGCTTGGTTCCGTCGGTGGCTATGGTAACTTCTTTTTCGCCGCCGAACTCTAAAACTGTACCTGCTTCGTAGTGTGCATCTGCTTGATAGTTTTCTGCCAAGTCAGCGTATTTGGCTTGAGTTGACACACCATAGAATGTGTTAAACCAAGCGTTGCTGGCACCAAGATTGTATGTCAAGTTGGCTGTGGGTCTGATATCACCACGCACATTGATTGCAACTCCTGCAGCACCACCGGCATACAAACTACCTGTTTCAATACTGATACCGCCCTTGACACGTAATGCGCCAGTGGTATCGTTTGAAGCCTGTGTGTTACTGCTGAAGTTTACGTCGCCACCAGCCTGAATAGTTCCAGACACTCCCATGCCGCCGCGTACCTGTAAGGCACCTGAAGTGGTGCTGGTACTGGTTGTGGTATTGGCTATCAACAACTGACCCATGTACACGTTAGCAGCCTGTGTGCCACTCCAGCTGACTGTGGTAGTCGGTTTGGTACTTAAACCATCAAAGAATCTCCACGTTTTGGTTGTTGAATCTCTGACTACGCCAGTGAACACATTGGCACCGTTGTTGTACTGTCCAGCAATACCAATATCCTGCGAATCTGCACTGTTGGCGTTGGCCAAGAAGCTGATTGGGTTTTC